TTAGTAATAAGCGTTCACTCTGCGACGCAGAATGTTGAGCTTATCGACATGGCGTCGAACATCACTGAAGAATTCTTCTTTCTCCATGGCCAGCGCTAACTCCCATTCTTTAGCTAGACCTTGGCAGTCCAAAAATAAGTATCTCAGCTTCGTCTTTGAAATACGCAGTCCCTTGCTAAAGACCACGCGCTTGCCTCGTTGACCGTGAAAGTAGGGTGTGGTCGTAGAGATGTTATTTAACATAATATACATTATGCGAAATTCTGCATTTTAATTTTATTGGGCTAGGTAGATACATAAAATAATGTTTTTTGCGCTGTGTGCGATTCTATGTGCACATACAAGCATATTTTCTATAGACATACGATTAAATAAAATACAAATGTAAGATTTTTGATTGATTTTAAGCGCATGGCGCTTTTACTGCATAATTTAAGCCTCATTCAGCAAAATGCTAAATAATGTTCATCAAATCAATATCTATAAAACACTGATCTGAAATAAAAGACTTTTCAATTCATTTTTTTAAAAGCAATGTTGCTCAAAGATGATTCTATAAAAACATTTTTAAAGTGCTTCAAATATTATGGACAATCCTTCGGAACATGATTTTTATATGTTCATAAACATTATTTTTTAATTAAAATCAAAAGCATATCGCTTAGGGTTGCTTTTGCGTCATGAATCGAATTATGGCTTTTATTTCAGATCATTGTTTCACAGAGTCTGATTGATTCCATGAAACTTGATTATTGAGAATTTTAAATCATGCGAACCCTTTTTAGACAGTTTAGCGCCATGCGCTATATTTTATGAAGCATTCTTTCCATATCAAAATCTGCTGAATCCAATAGATCACGATAAGCCTTATCAAGTAACTTTTGAATAATTTCAACTTTAGATTCATCAAAATAATGAGCAAGAGAAGATAGCTGGATTGATGACTCAGTGGATATTCTCATATCTAAACGTCTAGTATCTGAATTATCACGATACGCTTTTTGACGTTCTGCATTCGTCATTGCTTTCTTTTCGAAAGCATCAATAGTTTTATTGTCTTTTAAGTCTTTCATTTTACGTTACCCTGTAACTATTCAATATGATTGCATTATAACAATAGTTACCGTGTAACGCAAGTGTTTTTATCCAAATCCTGAACTTATTTCATTGTTATTTTGCGGATAAGACCGCTGATATTCACGACTTAATTGGTTATGAATAGAACGCTTTTCGACATCCTCTACAGATATTTGCGTATCCACTTGTTGACGATTGTTCTCACTATTGCTCTGACGATTGAACGTATCATGTATATTCACCTGTAGGAATGGGTTAAATGGCTTGTCACCGCTCATATAGCGTTTACAGTCTTTTGTTGAGATATTTAAACGAGTCGCTTGCTGTGAGTAGCATGTGCATTTATTCGCAACAATGGCACAGCCTGCGAGCTGTGGCAATTGTGTTACTTCATACTGATATGATGATTGATCAATTTCATAAGGCTTATTGACATCATATTTCATCAATTGGGTACGGTTGTAATCCAGCGTGTCATTAAAATTTTTACGGCGTTCTGCTTCTCGTTCTTCGGGTGTACGATTATCAACTTTTAGCATTGTTTGCTGTGGATCAATGAGCTTGCTATCAGTTGTATTGGATGAAAATTCTTTGTTTTCATCCTCACCCTTAACATGATTAAAGATTTTATTATCTGAAAATCCAAGCATGTAAATAATACCAAGCAGGCACGCACCACCAATAAAGAACAACTTTTTCATGTATTTTGGTACACGAACTTTTGCATTAGTCACAATTTCAGTAGATTTATATTTTTTAAACAATTCAGACGGATATGCAAATTTAAAAATATCCTCAGCACGTTTTTCGGCAGCTTCGGTTTCAGGCAACATACAGGTTTTACGGTGCATGTGTATTTCAGCCTGTTTTTTGTTGAATGGACGCTTTACATGATAGTGTTCATTAACCAACTCTAATAAATGGAGATGCAAAAACTTAGGCGATTGCGTGATAAAAATCAGATCATAACCACCGTGACGATGTGTTTCTAATTCTGTAATGATCGGATTAGCTGATAACTTTTCTTTTGATTTATATGCGAAATAGTTTAACTTTTGCGCTTCATCATAAACAATCAAAGCGCCTTTTGTACCTAGTGTTTCATCACCTTTTGGTGTCATTGTCCAATCAAGCTCACCCCGAGCATTTTCAGGAATTGGTAATACATCAAGAGTAAGACCGTTGATATTTGAATAAACTTCCCTGCCATCTTTTACAGCTTCCTGAATCAATTTAACTGCATAAAGTGTTTTGCCGTTTCCAGGCTGTCCAGTGATTAATTTGATAGGCATTATGCACGTTTCCCTAATGACAATTTAGACGCTTCAATTGATGCACGAGTCAAGACAGCACCGAGAAGAATAGATAACGCTGAATCAATGCCGAACATGCCGAGAAGTCCGAGCATTGGCATAGTTGACGCTTGATTTAGTGCAGTATTGATGTATTCGCTAAGTAAAGTTTGCACAGCAGTTGCAGAAACAAGACCAATACCAAGACTTGTTAAAAGCGATCGGAAAGAGTTGTTAGCAAATAAATCAAGGATGTTGTAAAGCAATTTACCCATTAGCTTTTCCTCCCTGCGACAATAAAGACAGAAGAAATTGAAGCCAATGCAATCACTGAATATTCCACAACCCAAGACCATTCACAGATAAATTCGTAATTCATTATTGTGATTTCTTTCGATTGACCACCGAATGAAATATTAACAGTCGTAGGCGCTGGGCATGTTTTGCCGAAATTCACATTGACTGTTTGCGGTGTGATCGGTGTATCAGGCAAAGTAATATCTGATGTATCACGGTTTGGTAAATCTTCCTCTTTCATCCAGTCAAAATATTCTGTAACAGTCGCCCACGCTGATGTAAATGCATTAGTAGCTGTTTCCCACCAGTTTACTAACAGTGTGGGAAAATTAATTACTACGTTCGCAGCTTCGCAGACTTGAGGCGCCCATCCGCAGAAAGCAGGGAATTCTAAAGATATGTCTGTAGCTTCAGGATTTGCTGTGTTTGGTTCTGCTGTTCCAGTTGCTTCGTTTGCGCCCTCAGCAGTTTGCGTTTGTGCATTTGCATCAAATTGATTTGCAACGTCCTGAGCCATGGCACCGCCTTTTGCTACTTCTGCATCTATTGCTTCACCGACGTATCCGCCTGCACGTGCATCGGTTTCGGCGTCAGAAATTATTTGATCGGCGACAGTTGTATAGGGTATAGATTTTTCGCGTTCATCAAGAGTAGGCTCTACAGCGGTTAAAATTGTTGTTGATACGTACGGAGAATCTTCACTAGATGAAAAAACACAGTCAGCGGCAGTACCGTGTTCATTAACTTGTACAGATATATAATATTTTGAATGTGCTTGAGTGTATGATTTGCATGCTTCTTCTGCTGAGTTATAACGCACATCAGAATCAACATTAACCCAAAGGTATCTACCATCGGGATAGTATATAACTCTGTTATTTTCGGCATCCATGACGTAATCAACAGCGCCAATCAGCGCTTGAATAGCCAGATCGACAGCTACAACCGCACCAGTCCTTACAATTGCTTTACTTACAATGTCAGTTGTGGGCTTGATGCGTGCTACTGATGTTTTTGCAACATTAGCGCCGTTAATGACGGCAGTTTTTGCACCGTTATAAACTCGTGTTGCACCTTCCATTGCACGATCTGTTATTGTCCAGCCATTTAGAACAGTGTTTGCCAATGCATATGCTGGGGCAAATGCCAATACACATGATAAAAATATCAACTGCCATTTTTTTAATATCTTTTTCATGTATACACTCACATTAAAATACGCATTGCCTGCCAAAAAATGAATACAAACAGCCAATTTGCTATATTTGCTTCTTCCATATCACCCTCTATAAACTGTGCGCTTTCTCCGCTCCACAAGGTCGCAGAGTAGCGCACAGTTATTTTTTTGATCGTGATTAACGAACAGCACCACGAGATTTACGAAGTACACTGATCGTTGCAGTCAAACCGATGAACGCTAGACCCGCAGTGATTGCAAAGCCCTCACCACTTGCAATGTTTGCAAGTAGATCAGTCGTGTCAAATGTAATCGCTGCATTAGCAGAAGAAGCACCAACCAAAGCACCAGCAGACGCTAAGGCAACACCAGCTTTTTTAAGTAAGCCAAACTTATTTTGTGTGTTTTCCATGTGAAAACCCTCTATTTAACTGCATAGCGAGATTTTTTTAGAATCCAGCATATTGAATAAAAACTAGCAATCGCTATGCATAATTCTGCTGATTGCGAGCTTGTGATAGCAAAGTCTGTTAGCGTTAAAGTTGAAATCCACGAATCACATTGATTGGTAGCCGTGTTTAATGTTTCACAGACATAAGCCATTTTTTAAAATCCTTAGTCATCACAAAGTTTTTGATGATTTTCTAATTCATTTTTAGATGAAAATTCTTGATCGCATTTTTCACATAAAAAGACTGGACGAAACCATGAATAAATAATCAAGCTTTGCTATCCTTCAAATCAAAGTTGAGCGCCACCAATTGCGCCACTGGCGTTTTTTTAGTGAAATCCCAGTTGAAAATAAGCTCAGCCTGTGCAGGCAATTTTGATGACATATGCAAATAGTCATTGAAGAACTGAGCGCCTTTAATTTTGTAATCAGTCGATTTTTGTCCGATAGCGCCTTGCTGTTTTTCTTGATCTGAATAATCTTGCAACACGGTAACAACCGTATTAGAGAACGTGATGTTATCGCCGTTATCTGCTTTGAAATCGCCCGCTGATTTTCGGATACCAGTTACAACCATGATCGGATGTTGTGTATTTTGAGTCATAAGGACCACCTGTATTAAGCTACGTTATTGAATTGCGAAACTGGCTTTTCATACCAATCTGGCAACTGCTGGTTAAAATCAATATCAACAAGTTTGATAAATGGAATGATGTTTTTAGACTTCTCATCATGAAGGTTTTGCAAATATGCTTTAGAAAATCCGCAAGCACAGAGATCAGAAACGAGCTTGTAAAATGCTGTTTTTGAATAAGTGCGATGGATTTCATCAAGTCCTTTTTCACGGATAAGCAAGAATGCAGAAAACAAATTTCTGACCCGTGTTTGTGAAACTTTTCCACTATTTGTAATTACAATGTCTGATGTTTCAATGGCTTGTAATACGCTCGCATCGTCAGTTATCTTCATTGTCTGCCCTCTCAGTGCATCGAATAATTTGCTGGTCGCTTGAGTCCAAAGTGTTTGGAGTAAATTTGGGTGATCTTTTTGGAACTGGATAAGTTGAAATAGGTTTGTAGGTATGTTGTTGCGTTCTAGCCAGCGTTTTTTAAGGCGTGATTCAAAGCGTATTAAGCCGACAGTCCAATTGATTAGATTTTGATTGCTCATAACTTCGATAACACGTTGCGCTGATTTATCGTTTTTCTTAGCAAGTGCCTTGTATTCTTCAAACTGTGCAATGAATTCATCATGCTTCAAGTAGCATTTATGATTGACTAATCGGGAATTTTTACCTCCCCAATAAACAGACGTATCAAATTTTTTATTAGATAGTCGAGTCTGTCCGTTGCTAACACGACTCATAAAATCAAGAACTTTGTGTGCTGTGTTTTGATCTTTAACACGAGCGGAATACGTAACATCAATATGCATGACTTCGGCTAGTTGATAATCAAGCATACAAGCAAGGCTTGGATAGGCTTCATGCAAATAGCCGATCATTTCAAATGCACCCTGCTCGATGTCATCTAGTCCAAATACGTTATGACCCTGCAATAATTTTGCAGGTGATGCTTTGATTTCAACGTAAGGCGGTGTATATGAATCGAAAAATACTTTCATCGCCATGCCAGTGTAATTTGTTGCTAAAGATTCATAGGGATGAAATAAAGCACTTGCTGAAATTGAGCCATCATCGTTTTTATGAACTGAGCGTGATGCTAAAGGAACTTCGATTTTATGAATATCTACATCAACAAAGAAAAAACGCCCCTCGGAATCGACTTGAAAGAAAGAAGATTCAAATGGGATATGTATTCTTAGATGATCTAGCATAGTTAGCTCACAATTTTACATGTATACATGTTTCTTGAATGAGCGAAAATTAACATGAATACATGTTTCTTGTAAAGCACGTATACATGTTTATGTAAAATAATTAGAGTTATGTTTTTTTTGGGCTTAGAAAATGGCTGATATGCTTAGGTTGAACGATAGAGAAAAAGAGCTTTTGAGAAACAAAGCCGTAGAGATAAATAAAAAATTGATCAGCCAAAAACGAGAGCCAATCAAAGATACCGAGCTAGCGCATATTGTTTTACAAAGTGCGATTGATCTTGTGGAAGTATCAGAAAGTGGGAAAGTGTCTATTGCAAGATGA